AATTTACCCAATCTTGCTCCTCTTGTAATTGTATTGATATAATTACCATAAAGTGGAACGCCAACATCAGGAGTTTCTTCAAAACGACGAATCAATTCTTCAATACCATCGCCAGCATCATAAGATTGACCATTATCATTCTGCTCGGCATAGGTCTGACGAATAGAATCAATTCTTTCATCAACCTTATCGGCAATTTCTTGAAGAGTGCTATTATTTAACCATTCCTCTTGGATCTCTTTCTTTTTGTTGTCAAAGATATTATCAGGATCATAGATAAAAGATACATCAATACCAAAGTTATCATACATACGAAGCAGAGTCATTTTCTTTACTCTGTCATAGTAATAATTGAAAGTTCCATTAGTGACCATCTGTGATGCTTTTAAAAGAAATTCATTTCCTCTATTAGCTTCATAAACTGCTTTTTGTTTCGGCCGAGTTTCTAAAAAGTCATTTATAACTTCCAAGGATACATGAGAAACTCCGGATTCATGAAGATGATACATTGTACCATACACAATTTTATGAAATTCTTCCTGAAAATCTTCTTCCTAAATCGGGAAAGTGTCATCGGCATCCAGCAGGCTTAAATTATTATATACTCCACCAATAACTTGCAGAATTGCTGTTGTATCAATATATTTAGACGCCACTATCAGTTTCCTCCTGTTCCAAGAATGCGAACAATTTCTTTCGTTTATCGACTCGCTTTGGCGGAGGAATCGTAATCACTCGCTCTTGCGGGACATATTGTTCAATCGGCTTTGCTTCATTTGTTTGCTTCGCCATCCATATATGATAATAATAATTGTAAGCATCTTGATATACGTATGGAACAATACCAATACCACCATTAGCTTTTTCAGTACTGTTCTGTTTTACTTCATAGAAATATACTAATGCTTTATGAATACCGCTATATGAATAGCCTTTTTCATCATGAAAAGTATTGATTTGTTTTCTTACTCTTGCGTCAATATAATCTAATCCTAAAAGATTGATGATATATTCTTCAAGAACTTCTAAGTCTTTTTGTGATTGTGTTTTCTCTGCCTGAGCTCGCTCATGACATTCTGTATGAGCCCAACGACGAGAATTGACCTAACAACATTCTTTTAGTTTATCTCTATCAAATGTAATGCCACAATAATAACACTTGACCTTGTGTGCCATGTCAATCTCCTCTCTATATTTACTTCTATATATATTATATCATAAATTTTCAAAAAAATCAAGCCCCGGATTCTTCATCCGGGGCCTAAAATTTTTATACCAACTTGCGCAATTCGCGGAGAATCAAATCAATTTCCGGAGCATCATATTCGGTGCATTCATTTACCTTGCGGCCTTCACCAAGATACTCATTTACGATAGCAGTAATCTTATTACGATTATTTTGGTCAGCCTCCATAAGAGTACCAACTACATCACCAAACTCAGCCATTAGAGCGTCAAAATCATAGAATTTTTCTTCAATAGGCTGATAAAGATTACTCTTCGCAGCGGTGATATACTGATTACCAGTTTCAGCGGCTTCCTTATCAATAGCATCATTGATAGCCTTTACAAGATTGTCATATGACAAATCAATTTCATCTACCATATACTTGAAACGAGAACCTGCTACATAGCGGGGAGTCTCACGTAGATACATCTTGGTGGAAACCTTGCCATTTTCGTCTCGAACAGGACGGGTCAAACCAATAATATCGCAAGCACGCTCGCAAACTAAAGCGGCACGCTTATCAAGAGTAGGCATCATCTTGATATATTCGACATTATTTTCATCCGTTTCTGTGCGGTCCTGGCTATGAGAAATTAGAACGAGGCCGTAATCCATTTGAAGGATACTACGGATGGCCTTATCAAATTCCTTCTGGGCTTTATTGTAGCCCTGGCCATATTTGATGTCACCGATACTATCTTTACCCTCTTGACGAGCAATGTAATCGCAACAATATTCATATGCGATATCGGCGGTATCAATTACGATAGTGCGATAAGCCTCTTTAACATCATCATCTTTCAAATCAACGAGGAAGCTACGGAAGTCACGCCAACTATTGATGGGCTATGCCATAATGCCGGGGATAGTATTATAGCCCTTTTCAAAGGCGAAAACTAGAGCCTTTGGGAACTTACTTGCGAGAGTAGTTTTACCACTCTTGGGAGTTCCATAAAGAAGAACGGAATATCCGCTGAGGTCGCGAGAGACCTCATGCGGTTTAATAGAAAGAAGAGAACTTGCCATAATTCAATGCCCTCCTATTAGAAGTTGTAACCAGTCTTAGCAGTGGAAGCAATGGGAGCAGACTTCTTGGAATTCTGATAATCTTCCTGACGCTGCTTGACAGTTGCGAGATAAACCTCACGATTTGCCATTGCTTCATTGAACTCGGTTGCCAGGATGCCATCTTCGTCATCCCACAGATAAGGCTCACGAGCAGTACCAGTTACTACGAAATCCTTTACGGAAGAAGGAACACGACGGACTTTCTTATCACCAAAGGCAGATTCTTCAATTACTTCACGATAAGTAGTCTGAGAAATCTGAGTACCCCAAACCTTAGTGAATACAGGCTTACGCTCACTAACTTCCAGATTTGCGAAATACTTCATACCATTGGGGTTAATTACAGAGAACTCAACAGGCATAATAGCATTACGGAAATCGAAAATATAACCCTTCAGGATAAGCTTTGCGGGCAGATTACGCTCAGGATTCTCTTCCACATCGCGAGTGCCAGTAATCAACATATCAGCGGTGAAAGTAGAACGTTCCTTTTCATCTTCAGCCAATTCATCAGTTACGATATGAATGAAGCCACCCTCATTGCGCTTTGCGCTAACAAGTTCGCTTTCACCATTACGGTCACTAAAGAACTCATTCAAACCAATTGCGGAATCAACACGAAGCTTAATAGCATTATCAGCGCCATCCTTAGTTACACAAGGAGCACCTTCAATAATACGATTAAGAACGTTATAAGTGTTATTTGCGCCACCCTTAGAAGTGGTAGCAGTTACATAAGTGAAATGAACCTAAACGGTATTCATACGAGCATCATCAGTTGCGATAGTGACAGTACCAGAGATAAATTCAGTGCCAGGATTCTTAGAATTTTCACCAGATACTTTCTTCTCTAGCTTGTGCTCGTAGAGCAGACCCTCAATATGAGTGGTGTTAATCATCTTTTTCATAAATCAATTTTCTCCTTCAAACTTTACATTCAAACCTTTTTCTGTAATTGTATAAACGACAGGGTCCTTACCGATTTTTTCAACATAGCCATCGGTTACAAGTTTTCGCATTGCTCCAGATACAGACTTCGAAGCGATGAACATACCTTCAGCAATATCCCTTGCTTTATACATACCTACGGGAACTTCCTGCAGATACTGAAGAATGGCCTTACCATTGTCAGTAAATTCAGGTTTTTCAGTGGTAGCAGAAGAATTCTTTAAAGCCTCAAAATATGCTTTCGCACCTTCTGATGCTTCGAGAGGTTCTACCTGACCTCTAATAAGACCTTCTACCCATTCGATAAACTCTTGCTGTTTGGACATAACACTTATTCCCTAACCTTTCTTAATCTTACATATATATTATATCATAAATTTTTCAAAAAGTCAACTCTTAAGCTCTTGTACCCAATTGCCAGCAAGAAGTGCAGCTACATCATTCATTACATCAGTAGTGGAACGATATTCTCCATCTTCCTTTACGGCAATACCAAAGCTCTTGAGCATCTTTTCGATTTTTTCAAAATCAGTTTCTAATTCATCAATAAAGATAAAATCTTGTGCATAAGGAATTTCATCACGAACCCATTGAATGAAATTTTCAAGAGTATCATCATCCTTACCAGACCACTCATTCAACTTATGAAAACGACGCTGTCCTTTAGAACATATAGCGAACAAATTTTCATAAGTCATTGTTACTGTGCGAGTCTGAAGCCAGCTTTCTGGAGCCCAACGAATAAGTTCCTTCCAATAAACCTTATTTCCTGTCTCATTGAACTTCTGGCGCAGGTATTCAAGATAAGGAATAATTACCATCTGAACTACGTCAGGGTCAATAGGATGCTTCAAATCATCACGCTGAGCTTCATATGGGAAAGGAATATTTACATAATCATCGGTTTCAAAAGAATCAATGGTAATCGGCACATTTTGGATAGTATGCATCGTAGATGTACTATTTGCTACTGTACCAACCTTATAAGTATCAAATTCCTTCCACCAATAAAGAGGAGCGGTAATATCCACAGATACGAAAATCTAACGCAAGAACTTACGATGTTCAGGACCACCCTTAATAAGAGATTTCGCCAGCTTCATATCTTTTGGACCAATCCAATAAAAACCATGGTCAGGACCGTCATCATCATCCCAAGACATATTCCAACTATCAGACTATGCCCAACTATTTTTAGGATTTCTCATACCGCGCAGGGCATGTTCAAAGCCCCACACTTGTGTATTTTCAAACTTCATCGTCTTCCTCCCAAGTGGGTATTTCTTCTTTTAATCTTTTCAAATCTTCTATTGCTTCTTCAATAGAGGAACAATAGCTATAATGCCAAGGCATATCGCCATTAATTCCTATGCTTATTTCAATACATAATTCATCAATCTTCATTGCTTAACGTATATGCCACAAGTGGGCCATTCATACCAAGAGCGCACTGAGCAAACTGTTCAAGTTCATCAATAACCATCGCTTTTCGGCGACTATCACGCACATGCCGAGAATCAGGATGGCGCATATGGTCAATAGCATCTTCATAGCTCATGAATTCAATGCCAACGATTCCATATGCTTTTGCTTTATTTTCCATGGCACGAGGATTACTACAAACAAAAGTCGCATTATTTTCCTTCGCTACCAGCATGAGGCTGCCGGTCTTACCCACACCACGACCGTCAATAATTCTAATCATATGATTTCCTCATTTCATACTATAACCAAATTCTTTTGCTTTATAAAAATCTTGCCAGTAATCTTCTCTTTCATTTAGTTTAGCACGAGGACAAACTTCTACAATTTCAAAAGTAAAATTCTCTGGCCCGAATTCTTTCATTGCCGGATAGAGTTTATTGTTAATAGGTGCTTCAGCACCAATTCCTCTTTTGATGTGCTGTTTCCAGCGGTCAGCA